CAGCGCAGTAGGAGTCCAGGTCCAGTACGGCAATGGGTTGCTCTCGGTAATGGTGCTACCTGCGTCATCTGGCGGAATGGCGAAGTCACCGTTCGCCACGCCAGCCTGAATCTCTCGGAGCGCAGCTGGACCAAAGAGCAGCGCAGTCTCGCCGTCGCTCGATGTGCTGACGAGCGGCGCGCCCTTGTCGGCGTTTACGCCGCCCTCAAAGCCGCCGAAGCCTTCTAGGTTTGTGCCGTACTTGCCCACGCTTACTCTCCTTGAATGAGGCCGCGTAGCCCCTTCAGGTATTGACGGCGGAAGTCCGCCTGAATCTCATACTGAACTTGGTAGGTGCCGCCGCCTTCGGCGAAGCGCATCGTCACAGATGGAATGTAGAGGATCTCGTTCGAGCAGTTGAGGGTTGGCGCATTGACCTTGACATACTGACCTGGTAGCCACGCCTTGACCAGCGTATATGTTGCAACTGCAGTCAGAGCGTAGCCCTGGCTGTAGCCGTAGCTCCAATCTGGCGCAGAGGTCTGGCTGAGGTTTGCACCGGCAACAGTGAATGACACGGTGCGAACTGGCTTGCCGCGAGTAACCATCGTGGCGCGAGCGAGTGATCCAATCGTCGCGCCACGATCAGACTTCGCGATGATCTTAGGGGCGCTGAATACCTCATGCGGCAGAGGACCGCTGCGGCTTGCAAGCCCTGCGCCGTTGCGGCTGTAGGTTCCTGTGTAGGTGCGGAAGTATGGGTCGTTTGTTGGCGCTGTCGGCCATGTCTGGTTGTTGTCGTAGCGCGCATACGCGGAGTCAGCCTGTACAAAGATGCCCTTCACGATGTCTTCATGGTCAAGATTTACCGAGAGATCTCGCGCGAGAATCCGAGTGACCGTTGAGCCGCTACCAGTCTGGACGCTTGAAGGATCGGTGACGATCTCGGCAGGCGCGCTTGCATAGGTTGGAGCTGCGGTCTTTGGTCCGTAGTTCAATCGACCGTCGCCATCAATCCAGTAGCGGTACTGCACATCTGCGATGCCGCCTGATAGTTCGGCTACCTGATCAAGCGCGCTCTGAAGCGTGGTCGCCTTGAAGGTCTGCTTGCCTACGGTCTGCGCGGAGCCTGTGTAGATGGCGCGCGTAGAGCCAGTGATAATGGCGGTGTTCAGGATCTGGCGCGTGGTCGCGTCATTGACGAGCGTGTGTACGCGAGCGAGCAGCCCATTGATGATGTCTCGGTCGGTCGATGTAGAAGAGCCGAGCGTGAACGAGTCCACAAAGGAAGTCGCGCGGATGCCTGTCGTGCCGTTGCGGATGATGGTCTTGGCAAGCCAACCGTCAGCGTCAGTCACACTGACCGTGGCTCGTGTGCCAAGGCCGTTCTCCAGCATGGCCGCGTCAATGCCGGTGATGTAGCCAAGGAAGAGTGGCGTGCTCGCGCTGTATCGGCTGTCAAAGAACTGCACGCGCGCATTGTCATGCACGCCGCCTGACCGCCACCACGGCGTAGTGCCGCTCGGAGTCTTGGTCTCAATGACATCAAAGGTCATTGAGCCACCGTCACCGTCGCCAGACATGGTCATGCTCAGGCTGCCGAGATCGACATACGGCGTAGTGGTAGATGCTGGTGCTGGGAGCGTGAGCAGATCGCCGCCAGCTCCTGCGCCTGTGACTCCTGCGACGATCAGCGTGAACGGTGCTGCCACTTAGCGACCGCGCTTGACATTGCCTGTGCGCTTGAGCGAATCCGTCACGACAGTATCAACCTTCGTTGTGCCGATTGAGACATTGGTCACCAGTGTGGTCGCACCAGGAGCGCCGTATGAAGTACCAAGGTTTCCTGCTGTTGAATACTTTGATGACATTGGATTTGCTGTGATTCCGGTGCCGATAGATTGTCCAGTGATAAACCTGATGCCTGCGGTGATTGCATCAATGATGATCTTTAGCCCTTCCATCAGAATGATGACCGGAGTGAGCGCAAGTTGAACGGTTGCACCAAGTAGCTCGAATGCTCCGCCAGTAAAACCAAGAGCCACGGTTAGATCATTGATTGATTCAAAAAGCGGAATGACCTGTTCGTCAGCGATGGCGATCAACTTAGGTGCGATCTCATCTAGCGCGCTAGATAACGCTGGCAAGCCAGTTGTGGCTAGGGCGTTTAGACCTTCCTCAACCTTAGGTAGGAACTTATAGCCGAACTTCTCGATTGCCTCATTGAATCCAACCTGAGCAGACAGCAACTTGCCACTGGTCGAGTTTGCAAGCTCTTGAGCCGCGCCGCCGTATTTCTCGGTCGCGGCGGTAAGAATGTCATTGAGGGTTGCGCCCTTCTTGACCTGAATACCAAGAGCCACAAGACCGCGCGTCTGGCCTCGCTGACCCTTGGCGATGGCCTCAATGACATCGACCAGTTCGCCACCAGTAATCGCCGCCACATCTGCGGCAACAGCGTTCGCCCTGAGCAGCTCGTTCTGATCCGTGAAGAATCGGCTGCTCATCTCAATGCCGGCACGCACCTGATCATCGGTGATTCCGAGCGCAGCCATCGACTTGATCTGCTCGTCAATCTTCTGGCTCAACCCATCCGTCAGGATGCCGCGCGCCTTGAGCGCTGCGTTTAGGCGAATCGTTGCCTGCTCATCCTTGATAGCGGAGTCAATAGCCTTGACCGCGAAGGCGGCGAGCGCTCCTGCGGCAATGGCCGATGCGCCAGCGATGCCCTTGAGCGCGCCGATACCATTCGCCTTCAGCCTGCCCATGGAGGAGCCGATCTTACCGAGCGGTCCTGTGGCTTGATCCTTCGCCTTTACGACAAAGTTAGCCGTCTGATTACCAGCCATCAGCGTTGGTTACCTCTCTTGAACTTCAGGATGGTGTTGCGGAATGGCTCGTCATTGAAGAATGCTGCCACCGTCTTACTGTATGACTCTACTGCTCGATCAATGTTTGTTCGCTTCTTTACCACTTCATCAACGAATGGTCGCTTCTGCACTGGCTTGACTGCGAAGGTGCCGTTGACTGTGGTTCGGCGATTGCCGGTGCCGCCGACTACCAGCCAACCGTAGAACACCCCATTGCGCCCACCCTTGATACCAACCACGGCGGCAGGATTGTTGAACCGAGCTTTTCGCGCCAAGACCTTTTTTCGCAGCTTGCCAGTCACGCCCTTTGGCGCTTTGTCGCGCATCGGCTTCTGCAAGGTGCGCGCAGCGTTCAGGGTGGCGAACGATGCCAAGCGCTTGAAGGCGGAAGGGTTGGAACCCTTGAGGAAGCCAAGCCGCAGTTGATCGTAGTTACTGTCAAACTGACCTTCTACGACGATCCCTGCTGGCATTACTTTCCTTTCGGCTGCATCTCTGCGTGAATCATCCAGTGCAGCAATACCTGATCTAACGGTAGGCTCGCCACCTCATCTGGCCACATTCCGAACTTCTCGCCCAACAGGTGGAAGATGATCTCTGGCGGAGGCGAGATTGTTTGTCCAATCGCCATCCGCTTGGCAGCGAGCCTTACCTGGGGTTTGGCTGGTTCGCCTTGCCCCACGCTTCAAGCGTCTGCGTCAGCGCATCTACCGGTGCGTCCAGCACATCTTCGCAAGGCTTGCCATCAAGCCCCTTGAAGTTGTGGGTGACTACCAGTTTAGAGAACGCGCCCAGCGATCGATTAGAGTCGCCTGACTCCAAGTCAAGCAGGATGCGCGCCGAGACTTGCTTTCGCAGCTCGGCTGTCCATCCAGCGAACTCACCCTCCAAGGCAATCTTTACCGTGTCCATATTGACCCTCCTACGAGCGCCTTAGGCGCTGCTCTTTATGGCGCTGTTGCCAGCGGCGAATCAACGATGATCTCAAGCGACTTGCCTGAGGTCACATCGAATGCCAAGCGGCAGGTCACTTCATTTACGACCACGCCCTCGTTATCCGCCGATAGGGGAACGATTGCCTCGATCTCCCACGAGCCGAGAATCCACACGCCAAAGTTATCGGCAGTCGTACCGAACAATCGGAGGTACTTCTGCGTGGCGATGTCGGTGATTGGGAAGCTCGTCGTGGCTGACGAGTTGCTCGCCACCGTGAAGGTGAGCGTTGCATCCAGCACGCCGGTCAGCGCGGCCGTCGCAGCCGTGAGGCTGCCATCGAGCGCCGTGATCATCCCTACGCCGGTGTTCACCGTCAGGTTGAAGTTGTAGATCGTTGAGTAGTCGGTTGCCCCTGTGCCAGCCTTGTTTGGGAAGTCGGTGTCAATGCTCAACTTCATCAAGCGCCCAGGCAGGAATGGGTTTGAAGGGATCGCGTTAGGGAATGCAAGCACCGATGAGCTGACCGTAGTCGCCGCGAAGGTTGCGCCCATCTGGAGCAAGCCATTCGCATCTGCCGAGAAGGTGATCTCGGTTGGTGCTGCGTCTCGAACGAGATACTTCTGCACGCCGTCGGTGACAAGGAACGAGTAGAACACGAGCGTGTCGACATCTGTCTGCGTTGGCGACCAAGTCCAGGTGTACGGCGAAGCCGTGCCTGAGGTGCTCGCGCCGATTGCATCAAGCACGAGTGGCAGGGTGCGGAGCGATGCAGGACCCTCAGCAATGGTGAGGACTGGTGCGCGTCCGGTGATGACTGGCTGGCTCGCCTGGATCGCCGTGCGGCGACCAACTGATACCGTCTCGCCAAGATCAACCGTCACGCCCAAGTCAAGAGCGCCGACGGTCTCATTGAAGAGAATCTCGCCAGTGGTGGTGCCCATTGAGGCGGCCGTGCCGAAGCCAGATTGCGACGCAGTAGCGATTCGCGTCAGAGCCTTTGCGCCGAATGTTGGCATCTCTCGATCTCCTTGCTTTACGCGGTGAACGCCACGGTGTCATAGACCGTGACTTCCGCAGTTGCTTCTACGGTCAGGTAGTCCTGATCGGCGTATGTATCTGTGCCGAGTGTAGTACCAGACACTGCGACCTGAACGGCGTTTCCACTAATGGTGACCGCTCCATCGAATGCAGTGCGAAGCCACGCGCGCCAAGTGTAGAGGTCGCGGTACTTGTCATCCATCCGTGGGATGGGCAGGAGGTAAACGCGAATCGCCACCGTGAGCACCGTGGTGCGGTTGCCGTTGCCGACGGTGATTGAGTCATCGCCTGGGAAGAGGATCGCCGCAGGTACGACCGGCAGCGATTCAGGAGGCGTGGCGTATGCCTTGCGGAGCGTGTAGCCAGTCGGCGGCGTGAGCGCCGTCAGACGAGCTGCAATGGCATCAAGGATGGTCAGGTCGGTCATCGCGCCAAGCCGTTGCGCTTGCGATACGGCTCAAGGATGAGTGCAGCCTCTGGGTGCAGGGCGCGGCTCATACGAAGGATGCCGCCAAGGTCAGCCGATCCGATCACGCCGAATGGCGCGGTGCGGCTGTTCCAGACAGCGCCAGCCTGGATGATCTCTGCCTGCTTGACCGCAGCCGGTACCGATGGGAAGCCGAACACGCCAACGACCTTCACGCCGAGATAGACATCCTTGGGGAAGTTGCGCGGCCAAGTGACGCTCGTATCAATCTCGGTGTAAGGGAAGCCATCCAGCGCAGCATTGCGCGGAGCCAGCACATAGTCAGTGCCGCTCGTCCAGGTGGTCTCGTAGGTTCCGTTCGCGTCATCGTCTGTCTGAAGCGTCGTGACACTGACGAGATCATCGGTCAAGCAATACTCGTAATCCTCAGCCGTGTAGTAGCGCGTCTCGGTCGCCGTGCCGAAGCCAGTCTTACGGTCGCAGTAGAGATCGATCAGCGTGTCGGTTGCGTCAAGGACAGCCTGAAGCGCGGAGTCATCCGTGCTGTCGGTAATGCCAACGGCAGCCTTGAACTCAGCGAGTGTTGCGTACGACATTTATGCGCCTCCTGTATGAATGCTTGCCAAGTCTACTGTGCCGGTCGCTACCACGGCGTACATCTTGATTCCCTCTGGTAGCCAGAGCGTTACCGTGCTGTTCTGGTGAATCTCAAAGCCGTTAGCGGTCGACACCGATGCTCCACCAACATAGACCTTTGTTGCGGATTCGCAATGCAGCGTGATCCACGAAGCGCCGCTCATACCTGTTGCAAAGAGAACAGGAGTCGTTCCTACCTCTGTAACTTTGGAGATCATCTGTGCGGCCATTATTCAGCTTCCACGATCTCCGCCACGCTGGCGGTCTCTGTTGGTAGGGTAGCAGTCCTCATATTCTTTGATACTTTCGCGCGCTCTACGAGCCGCGTTGGTGCCTCTGCGTCGACATCTGCAACAGCCTCAGCCAAGCCAAATCCAATCAGGCTCTCCGCCTCTGCCTGTGGCAGGTCAACGATGGAACCGCTTGGATATTCACCGCGTCGCTTGCAAAGTCGAACGAGCATTGATCTCCTTACTTGCGGTTCAGGGGAGCCGCCGAAGCGACTCCCCTTCCCCACTAACTATGCGTTGCTACTGACGGATCAGTTGCAGGCGTAGTACTTGACGGCATCAGCCTGAGCAAGGCCGGTTGCGCCACGAACGGTGACCTTGTACGAAACAAGGCCAAGGTTCCACGCGTACTCGCGGCTTACATCCACCTGGATGCCACCGACGAGAGCGGTCTTGATCTGACCAAGGTCACCGAACAGGATTGGCTTGGCATTGTCAGCAATGTCAGCAATCCCTGAAGCGGTGTAGACAGGCTTGCCAAGGAGGCGATCAACGCCACCCTGT